TGCTCTGGCGTCTCGGCGGCCATTCCCGCGTAAATGTCAGACGCGGCCCCGTATTCGCTTGGCAATGTCAAAGCGCCGTAGCCTTCATATGCCTGCCGCATCATCGGATCCATGCCAGCGACAAGCGGGTCGGTGTATGCAGTGAATGGCGTGTCAGCTATTTCCGTCGTGCGCCCGTATAGATCCTCTAGCATTTCCTGCTGGAATGGATCCATTTTGCTTTCTTGTTTGGTCGTCGTCGTGCTGCCCATCAGTGCAACTCCATCTCATAGTGTGTGTAAATCGGACGAAACGCAGAGCCGTCCACATATCTTTCAAAGCCCTTACGGCCATCCGCCTCCACGGCGTCAAGCTTGGCGTCCTTGGCCAACCCCGCCAAAACATCTACCGCCTTATTCATCCATACATGCATGTGCTTGCCGCCCATAAATTCTATCTTGAGGTTCTTACGCTGAGGGTGTTTCACAACGCATGTGGTGATCGCTGCGGTCAACTTGTCCTCAAGGTAAACCAGCCACAATATTGACGTGCCGGTCAGTATGTCTTCCCTTACATCGTCCAGATCGACGTTATGTTCAACCCGTCTAATCGCCGGAGCCAGCAGCTCCATGCCTCTATCGATGTAGTCGTCTATTTCGCGCTCAGGTATCGGCAGAACCGTCACCCGCTGCGCTTGGCCAAATTGTACAACATTATCAATCATCCGCCAAGCATCTACCAAGACCCTCCTAAATGAGATGTCCGAGTCCATATAGCCGTTGAACCATCATAATCGCCGTTGCAAACGTATATGTAATTTGTATCCCAGCTGATCAAGCCAGCCTTGTCTCCAGCCGAACCCGAACTGGTCGGCGGAACTCCGACTTTTACAACAATTTCAACAAAAGCATTATTTCTGCTGACGACCGGATATGCGTTTACGTTATCCCATAATATGACGCCGTTTTCGGACGGGTTACTGTCGGGCGTCTTGAAGCCCAGCTTGTACAAGTTTTGCGTCAGATAACGCGTCAGGCCACGCCCCCATTGGCGCAGATCCTCGCCTATCGCTGGGAGTATCGGCGACGACATTATCTACGCCCCGCCGGTTTTATATCAACGCGCATATTACCAACGCGCCACGGTGCCAGCTTTGCGCCCTCAACGCGCATACGCATTTGGCGGCCAGCGAAGCGCACAGATGTCGGGTTGTTAGGGGTGTACGGCCCGTGGCTGCTTTCGTCGCCGTTGGGATAGAAGCGTGTCTTAAATGTCACGTTTACGTCGCCCTGCGTTTCTTCGTCGGGAATGAGTTTAGTGACATGCGCAGTCTGGTCGCCATTGCCAATAGAAAACGGGCCGCTTTCCGCGAAGACCGCGCCGCTGTCTACGTTCAAGCCGACTTCGTGGTCATATATGTCGCTGTCGGCATTGTGCCCCGCCATGAACGGGTAGCGGAAAACGCCACGCTCCGTGCCTGACGTGCGCGCCAAGTTGCCGATTAGCCAATGGCGCTCGGTGTAGTCGTAAGCCACATATCTGTCGATTTCGGTGCTGTTCTCCGAGCAGTAAAACCACCACACCTCCCCGAATTGGCCGTTGGCAAAGCCCCACGTCTTAGACTGTTGCGCTTGGTTAAAGTCGCCAAAGACGTAGTCATGCACGTCGCATGGCAGCTCGCGCACGCTGTTGCCGTCAAAATAGAAGAAACCACGCTGGCCCATGTAAAACACGCCCAGATCCGTATCCACGGCAGACTTTCGCGATATGGCCCCGCATGATGTGCCGACGCGGCTGAACGAGTAAATGAACGGCGGGCCTGCGTATACAGCGGCATGGCAGTCTGTGTCTGTGATGACTAGCGTCTGCCCCTTGGTGCGGATCGCCTGCATGATTTGGCCAGAAGTCTGCAGGATCTGCGAGCCAGCTTGGTTCGTGGACGCGGGTGTCCATAGCGTGTTGTTCTCTTGGTCACACCATGACACAGTTCGCGGGTTGCCGCCCGCGCCCAGCGCGAAGATAAAGCGTTCTTCTGTGACCAGCAAGCCCAGATTGCTCGTCGGGGCGTTTGCAATTACAGCCGCCTTCACGGCTGGGTTTAACTGCCACTCAAGCAGGCGTCCGTCGTCTTTGGAGCAGGCCACGAGGTATTCGCCAAAATTGTCGATTGACCAAGTGGTGGCCTCTTCTGGGATCGCGTTTTCGTTTTGCTGTATCGGCTGCCCATAGAAGCCGTCGCCATAGAAGCCGTAGCCGTAACCCGTTTCGACTTCCGCGTCTTCACGGCCCGTCGTCAAATCGGTCGGGGCGATGTCATATGTCGTGCCGTTGCCCGTCATGGCCTTCAGCTCGTTATACGAACCGCCAGCCAAATAAGCCGTGCCGGTGTTTGACTCCCATGTGTGCATCCCGCGCACAGGGTTTGTGCTGAACGATGCCTTGCGCTCCTGCCAGCCGCCGATTGGGCGCAAGCTGTTATCACGCCACCTGACCAAGCTGCCATCGCGCCACCGGCCAGACTGCTCTAAATCAGTTCCGTTGCGGTAAAATCCGGCGGGGATGTCTAACGGCACTAAAGTCATCTAGTAACCCAAGGCCATGTATTGAAAAGTAATGGTTCCAGAATAGCTATCCTCGCGGTTTACAAGAAAGTTTGTCCGGCTAACGCTTTTAGTCAAAACCTCCCCGCCTACTATGCAAACAAAACATGCATTACTAAACGCGGATGTAAAGTTTACGGTCTGGTCACCGTCAGTGGTGCTTGAAAATGAACCATAGCGGATCTGAAGTCCACCAGAGCCATCCGTCCAAGCTTTACTAGAGGTGTTTAAGGTGTTCCCACTTGGAATAGACAACGCCTTAGAGCCAATGCTGGTGACATGACCGTAGCCATCTAAGGAGATGTCTTGGATAACCGTGTTACCGCCGTTATTCACACTGCCTTGGGAGGAGGTGTCAGAGTGGCTAATGGTGCGGTCGGCAGTCAGGTTGCCACCACCAGTTAGACCGCCGCCTGCACTGATGGTTCTGGATGTGGGCGCTTTAGCGTTCAACTGCGTCTGGATGTTGCTGCTTACACCGTCCGTGTAGTTAAGCTCTGCCGTTGTAGCCGTGACGCCATCCATCTTATTTAGCTCTGCCGCTGATGCAGAAACAGCAGTGCCGCCGACCTTCCAGCTTCCTTCTGTCAAATCTGGGGTGCTGGCGGTGTCACCGTTAAGAACGTCAACAACGTCATCAAGCGCCGTGTTGATCGTGGTTCCCCAAGTATTCTCTGAGCCGCCAACGGTAGGTTTGGTTATGCTAATGGTCATGTCAAAATCCTCAATGCTTACACGACTATACTACTTTACGCGCCAGCCGTCCACGTCTGCTCGACGTCACACCATCAGCTCAAAATGTGGGGCGTCAATGAAGGGCCTCCGGTTCTGGCCGCGACGCGTGTCGATGTAATCGTTCATCGCGCTTTCCATCGTGCCATCCCACTGTGCTATATTTGGCACAGTCCACGCGGCACCCCACCTGATTGGTACGTCCACCTCACGCGCAGCTTCTGCCATCGCGTCTGCGATGTCGTCATACAGATTAAGCTCCCACGATCCACGCGGGCCGCAGTAAGCGAGCAGATCGACGGCCAACCCGTCTATGTGCTTCGACTTCATCGTCTGCGACGCGCCGCTTTTCACAAGCTCGCGCTGCTCCTCGATGGTGCGAAGCCCGCAGATGACGCCGAAGTCGATCTTGGTTCTGTGGATTGCGCTGTGGACGACAGCCGCCATGCGCTCGTCTACGCCTGACAGCTTATCGCGGCTGCGTGCTGATAGTTTAAACGTCATTTTGCTACCCTCTTAACCTTTTCATATGATCTCATGCCCGCCAATCCGAGCATGCCCGTTAGCACCGGCATCATCACCGACATATCGGCCTGTGGCACCATGAACCCAAACCCCGCAGCTATTGGCGAGATCAGGAAGTTTACCGCCAGCCCCAGAACGCACACATAGCCGCACAGCGGCCTCCACGACGCTTGGAACCAGTTTCCGGCTGCCTCGGCTTTGTTTACCTCTATCTGCGCCAGCATGGCCTGCTGGGCCTGCTTATCGGCAAGCGTGGCCAGCTCATGCGCCATCTTGGCAGCGGCATCCTTGTCTTGGATAAACTTACCAGCGAGATCCGTTGCAGGCCCGATCAGAGCGCTCAGGATGCTCATTTCTTGCCCCCGTTCACATATAGCCCGAACCACGCAGCTCCGGCGCCTACGATCACGCTGACAAATCCTGCCTGCGCGTTGTTTGGCAAATCAAGCGCCATGAACCAGCTACACGTCTGGTAAAACACGACCATGTAACTCAGGATAAGCAGGCGCGGAACAATGCGCCAAGCGTCTAGTTTCTCTGGTGTCATATTCAAACCTCTATGTTGATGTTTGTGCCTTGCGGCCTGTCAGCAGTGGTCTTGGTGCCAAACCTATCATAAGCCTTGCCCAGATCCAACTTCTGCTCCCTGAGCGCCTCCAGATGCGTGTGGTTGGCCCTGTGTTGCTTAGCCACCATCTGCTCAGCCAGATGCGTTTCTATGCGCTCACGCGTCTGCGTTTGCTGGTGTATGTCCGACTGCACGTTAAACGGTGCGCTGCCTATGCCTGATACGCCGTCAGCCATCAGCGTTTCACCGCAATCCAGACAAAGCCAAACAGCGCGCCAACGCAAATTAGAAACAGGAATAGGCCCGCCGCCCACGCAATGATCGTTTCCTTGCGCTCGATGCGCTTATACATCGCATCCTTCTGCTTCTGGCGTATATCGTTTTCCATGCGGATCAGCTCCTGCCACGCAGACGGGCCAAGCGTTTCGCTAATCATCTTGCGCAGCTCGTCGCGCATATTCTCGCGCTGCTTTTTCTGGACGAACAGATCCATCGCCTGCTGTTCAACGCTGCCGAAGCTCTGATACCATTTGGGGTTTTCTACGCGCTTCGCTGCAAAGTCAAAGTCGCTGATCGCCTTAGACCAGCGCCCTAGATCGCCCGCCATGCCTTCCAGATCCCGCCCGATCTGGCAGCCCTTGCGTATTGCGTTGAACGCTGTGGACGCTGCCATGATTGCTGTGGCGGGGTCTATCATGGCTCATCTTTCCATTAGGCGGTCTATTTTTTCTTCGATGCGGTCAAAGCGCGCTACGATCTGCGCCATGACGGCTGTGCTGTCTGCTTTGGTGACATAATCTTTAGCCATTTCTTCGCGGGTCTTGTTCAGAAGAATATTGAGGCGCTGCATCTCGTCCACAGCGCTTTTCAGCACCCAGCCGATCAGCCCCAATCCGGCGGTAAGAGCCGCCGTCCAAAGCATCTCGGCCTCCATTACGCCGCCTCCTGCTCTGTCCAAGCCGGTGCCGTAGACCCCTGCTCAGTCCATGTCTCCGCGCCGACCGCTTGCTCCGTCCATGTCTCTGGCCCGACAGGCTCAACCTGCCACTTGAACCGCGCTGGGCCGACAATCGGAGTGCCAGCCGTGATCTCTGCGCCCGAAAGCACATGGTTTACGGTGATCGCGCTGTTGGCGATAGTCGGAGCGCCAGCGGTGATTTCTGTCGGGATAAGCGCGTGAACGCTCGTAAGCGTTGGTTGAGCAATCGTTGGAGCGCCCGCAGCTATTCCATCTGCCGCCAAGGCGATGTTTTGCGCCACGCTTGGAGCGCCTACGACTGGGCTTCCCGTAACAATGTCTACCGACGCAAACGAATAATCTTCTGCGAGTGTAGACGCCGCAACGGTTGGTGCGCCCGCCGTGATATTGTCGGCGGTAAGCGCGAAGTTTTCAATCGCAAGCCCACTGTCTGCCAGTGGCGCAGATGCGAGTGGGCTAAAGCCTAACATCAGTCTGCCTCTGCAATCGTTAG